ATGTGCCTGCGCAGCCGGGAGCGCGATCCTAGCAATTCCCACGCGCCGTACAGCCCAAAGTCGATGCCGCTCCAGTCCACGCTCGCCAACAGCTGGCAACGCTCCCAGAAGCCAGTACCCACAAAAACTACGTCATGTGCTAGCACCTCCTCATCGTCATCCTCCGCCCCCGGCCTATGTCGCGCCGGGTCTATGGCGTTCTGGTAGTACCACGTGGCGGGCTGCACCTTGCGGAAGGCCGGCAGGCTGGCCCGCTCATTGACCCAACAGCACTCAACATAGGGGGCAATGCGCAATTGCTCGGCGTCATCATACGGGCCTTCCGTGAACAATGCCGCCGTGCGAATCCGCGCCCGCCGGAGCATTATCAGCACGTCCGGATGAAAGTACATTGCTGAGATGATGAACACCCAGTCCACCTCAAAGCGCAATGCCCGCTCCAGGACGCCCGTCGTAGCAAAGTACATCTGATCCGCGCTGTTTGGCATCGGCTCTCGGCGTCCGCCAGCCTTCCAGGCGGTGTCCAACCACTTGCCCGCCACGGCCATTCTGCCATCCATGGCGTAGTCGATGACCTCGACGCCCTGGCGCAACATGGCGTCACGAATCCCGCGCCAGACGTCCGCAATCGACCAGCTTGCCCCTGGATGCACCAACAGGATGCGCATTACGGGCAACACCCGGGAGCGACTTCGCTCTCGTCCACCGTCTTGGCCGCCACCTTCGCCTTGGGCGTGTGGCTGCTCGCCCCCTCTTGGGCGATGCTCGCCTCAGTCACCGCCTCGGCCCCGGCGGGCTTGCGTTTGCTCAAACACTCCGGACAAACCGGGCCGTGTTCCACAAGCAGGACGCGATGACAATCCTCACACAGTACCCAATGCGGCATTCGTCCTACCCCTCCTTGGCTTATAGCCATCCACAAGACATTGATACCACGCTCCACCACCCAGCCGCGGGTCCCGATAGCGATCGCCCTCGCGCAAGCTCACGAAACCCGCCCCGGCCAACGCGCGCCCCAGCGTCTCGCGGTCATAGGCCCATTGATGCCGGCTCTCCAGCACATCGCTGTAAAGGAACAGGTGACACACCTCGTCCAGATCACTCACATTGCGCCACACGCCTTGCGGATACTCGACGCAATCGTGGCTCCCCGCCAACCAGCGCATCAGTATCTCGCGCGTGTCCGGAACGACGATGCCAAGCCTCCCGCCGGGCCTGAGCGCGCGATAGCACTCATCCAGAAAGCAAGCGCCATTCTCAAAGTCAAGATGCTCCAGGAAGTGACCGGCGAAGATCTCGTCGTAACTTCCCTCGGTACACCTGGCCAGGTAGCTCAGGGCGTCCTCGTGGATATCGGCCTCCACGTCGGGCGAGGAGTCCAGATTCTCCCAGTATGGCAAGGGATAGAGACCACAGCCCACGTTGAGACGCCTCGGCCGTCGCTCGCTCCCGGACTTCTGGCCTCTCGCGTAGATCAACTTGCTGCTCTCCCGGATGGTGAGCTGCTCCAGCCCGCCCAATTGCTTGCACAGCCAGTCCTTATCCACGGCCCGGTAGAACTCGCCCTCGCGCAACGGCCCGCCGTCGGCCCCATGCTCCGGCCAGTCCGCGGCGGCGGCGCTGAATATCAGCCAGCCGCCCGGCTCCAGAATGCGCAGTGCATTGGCCAGGACCTCAGCCTGCTGTGATGCGTGCTCCAGCATGTTCAGACATAGCACCGTGTCAGGCGGCTCGTCTGGCACAAACGTCGCTGCATCCGCCACGACATCCACGCCCGGCCCTTCGAGCAGGTCAACGCCCACATACTGCGCCTCCGGGAACAGGTCACGCACGGTCCCGTTCACGTCCAGCGAGCCGAACTCCACGATGCGCCGTCTCGGCGGTAGTGCGGCAACCATCATGGCAACCGTGTCATGACACGCCCTGTTCACTCTCCCCTAGCCCTCCGCCGTCACGTCCACAATGACCGCCCAATAGTCGGTACCGGCCACTGTCACCGTGCCAAGCCGCTGTGACCAGCTCGTGCCCGACTTGGCGAGCATCTGCCCGGTGCTTTCGGCCATGAGCGCGTCAACAACGTTGTCCATCATGGTCACGCAGTCCTGCCAGATGGCGGCCATGTTACTGAGCGACGTCGGCATGACCGCGATGACGATCTGCGCCTGAAACTTGGGCCAGTCGTCGGCGTTGCAGAACGCCGTGACCTCGCTGGCCCCGCTCGGCGCTTGCACCCACATAGCGGGCATGTCGGCAGCGTTGAGCGACGCTGGCGGCGTCTGGCCCATTGCGTAGGCGCGTTTCACGCCCGTGATGCTCAGCGCCGCGAGCGCCGTTAGGAAACCCGTGTAGGTGGTCACTCAGCACGTCCTCCGATAGCTCGCCAACATTCTCTCCACATCGCGCGGCATGCCCTGCGGTATCGTCAGGACACCCTCCGCCGGTTGCGCCGTCACGTCAAAGACCTGCGCGTCACGCTGCCTGTACAAGTAGGCCGCCCAGCGAATGCACGCCCGACGAATCACGTCATCGGCCACGGCGCTGAAACCCCAGGTTCCCAACACGCTAACTGCCTGCTCGGGGTCATCCTCGTATGTCCAGGACAACCCCGTTGAGCCGCGCAGTCTGATGCCCCACTTGGGCATGCTGTTGGTAGGCATGAGATAGTATTGCGCCGGGGTGACCTCAGTCGAGTCCCCGTTGGTCACCTTCGTGCACGTCAAGAGCGGCGCGTCCAGATGCAGCAGCAGCCGATCGTTCTTATCCACGTCCACCAGCGGATTGAAGTAGCGCGTCTCCGCCGGACTGGCCTCAAAGCTCCAGCCTGCCCAGGCGTCGATCAGGCCCTGCGCGTCGCTGAGCAATTGCGTCAACAGCGCGTCGTCACCCGTGTCCGCGGTCGCAATGTTCAGATAGCTCCTCAGCTCAGCCAGCGTTGCGTAAGCCATAGGTCTTACTCCGCGTAACAAACCACGCTGAACGTGTGGCTCTGGTCGCCGTCACCGCTATCCACAATGGCCCAACGCGCGCGGATGTAGCGGCCAATGAGCGCGGGCCGCACAACGCCAGCCGCGGCGTCGGTGGTCACGTTCACCACAGCGGCGCCCGGGTTGGCCGGATCGAGCATGGCGAACTCCGTGCGCGCCGCGCCATTGCCCGCCTGTTGCGTAAAGTGGATAGCGTTATACCAGGTGACGTTGTCAATCGACCAGTCCACATAGACGTCGAGCGTATCGCCGGCGTCTGCAGCGCTGGCCGTGATCGCGTTCACCACGATGATGCGCCGGCGCTCGCCGCACAAGTCCACCGCCACGCCGTTGTCACCGGTCGTACGCGCCGCCAGGGGCGCCAGCGTGACAACCTCGCCCTGCAACAGATTGGCGCCGCGTCCACCTCTAACCCCCATACTTCACTCTCCTTGCCGGCGGGAGCGGTTGCCCGCTCCCGCCCGATGGCGTCACTCAAACTCAGTCGGCATCCAGCGCCGGCGAGCCAGCCGCGCCCTTAATGATGGCGATGGTGCCCGCTGTGTTCACCACGAAGTTCTCGCAATGCGCCATGGCATCGGCCACAGCGTTTGCCGCAATGGTTGCGCCGCCCGCCAGTCCGCGCGTGTTGGCAATCACGCCCGTGGTGCCCGCGTGCACCTCCAGGTAGGGTTCGCCCGCGTCGGTGTTGTGCACAAGGTTGTCCAGGAACATCAAGCCCTTGCTCAGGGCCGTGTCCCCATGCACGCACGCCACCGAGTAGTCCCCGACGAACTCGCAATTCTCGATGCGCACATTGTCGCTCGCCCCGGTCAGCTCGATGGCGGCCTCTGCGCCCGCCACTCCCGACTCCGCCAGGAAGCGGCAATTCTCGATGATGGCGCGATGCGAACCGGCCTCCAGCTCCAAGCCCAGGATCATGTCATCGCCGGTCGTTCCGCCCCAGTACCACTCGCAGTTGCGGAAGCGCGCGTCGGTCACGCCCTCCACCTGCACGGCGGCTACAACCGCCGAGATGCCCGCCACAAAGCGGAGGTTCTCGATCCACACGCTGGTCGCGCCAATGTTGACTTGGGCGTCGGTGTCATCCAGCAGAAACGTCGGGCGCCGGCCGCCCCAACCCAGGCCCACGATCTTAACCCCGGCCACATCCACGTCAAAGCCGTTGGTGGCCACGATGGTCTCAGAGTGCCCAGGCATGACGTAAATGATATCCCCGGCGTTGGGCGTGCACAGTCCAATAGCATAGTCCAGCGAGGCGGCGGGTTTCTCAGGCGTTCGGCCATAGCCCTTCGAGTCCTTGCCGGTGACGGAACATACCCACAGGCGGCCACCAGTGCTCAGACTCTCGTCGGCAATGACCAAAGCCCCGCCGGCCCAGCTCGAAAACAACTCAGTCTTCGCGGTAACTCTTCCAGCCATTTCATTCTCCTTGTCGGATTGTCCGAGTAGGCGGGCCGGGAGCGGCTAACTCCCGGCCGAGCCGATAGGGCGTAGCTTAGTCAACTACGCTTGGAACGACGTCCTGACTATAGCGCGGCGTCACCAGGGCGATGATCGCCAACAGGTTCGCAGCGCCCAGCGTCGGATTATACTCGCAGTACACATACTTCGAGCCGGCGGGCAGGATCGCCGGGTCGATGTCGATCACCAGAATGCGGCCGTCTCGCGTATCGGCGACGGCCAGATCGAGTGTGCCGGCCGCAACGGCCTCCATGGCGTCGGTCCCGGTGGCCGCTGACCAGCGATAGTGCCAACCGGTGATAGCCGCGGCGCCGGCGCCGGCCGCCGAGGTCGCGCCGTAGACGTTGACCACGCCCGCCACATCGAGCGTCCCAAAGTACATAAGGAACTGCACGTGTTGGCACTCGCCGGCGTCAATGACATCCGAGGCCGTGGTTGCGGCGGCGATGTCAACCGGGGCCAGGCAAGGAACAATGTGCAAATCCTGAGAGTTGTGACTGTAACTCATTTCGTTTTACCTCCTGTTACCTGGCCGCCAACGTCACGAATGGCGACTGAGTAGCGCCAGCAGTAGCGTGGAACGGCGTGATGGCGGCCGCAAGCGCCGGCTGGCCATCGCAACGATACACGAAGCGAAAGACGGTCTCGTCCGTCAGGAAGGCCACGTGAATGCTCTGCGCACTCTGCACGCCGCCCTTCTCCCAGAACAGATACTGGCTCATGTCAGCCAACAGAATATCGCCCACTTCGCCAATGGCCGTGTTGAACTCGGTCTCATAGACCGGGCGCCCCTTTAGGCGCAACACGCCGTCAGGTCCATAGGTCACATTGCGCGGCTCCAACGCGCCCGCGCCGACAGCGATGGCCAGGTCGTCGAGCTGTGGCCAGACTTCACTGTTCACAAACCAGGCCGCCCGGGGCTTGCACTCCGGAAGCAGCCGCTGCCACATGTTGTTGATGTTCTCGTTGACGACGGTGTCGGCCAACTGCCCGGCCTCCGCGTTCACGGTCACGAGGCAGCCGGACGTCAGAATGCCAAGCGGGCCGCCGGGGCCGATGCCCTCAAAGATGTCGTCGTTGGCCATGAAGTTGATCTCTTCCGAGGCCCCTTCGGTCACGATAGTCGAAAACATCGCGGCGTCCTGCAGTAGCTCGTCGGTCCCGTAGACCAATACCGCGTACTTTTTCAGCTCCCAGTTGATGCGTCGGAACTTGGGATGCGATGGGGTCTTGGCCCCGCCCTCGCTCATTCGGTAGCCCTGAATGCCGCCCCAGCGTGAGCCGGTCGCACGCGAGGTCTCATCGACGCCGTTGACCCAACCGTAGTTGCTGTTGCTGCTCACGGGCAATCGACGCACCATGCGGCTGAACGGCCCGGCCTCATGCAGCGGCCTCAGAAACTCGTCGCCCAGTGTGGGCTCCAGAAGAAACCCGCCCATGGATGGCGTTCCCTCGTTCGCGCCCGTCTGCTTGGTCGCCTGCATGTCATCGGCGCTGACATGCTCCAGACGCCCGAGACGCGGGTCCATGTGGCGCCCACGGCTAACTTCGTAGCTCTTGACGGCGATGCACTGCTCTGCCAGCGTGGTAAAGGGGTTGTCGGCCTCGTCGTGCGTCACGCTGACGCCGGCGGCCTTATTCTCCACGGCCGGCTCGGCCTTGATC